TGTGTTCCGTAGCCATTTCTGCAATTTTCCCGTCCGCACATAGCGTCCGGTGGGGATGCGTCATCAGTTGGCCCCCGTGGTAACTGCTTGCGTAGCTCCAAATCAAAGTAGAATGGCTTGGCAATCTTGGTTCCGGCCGCGAATACATTCGCGAGTCATCTCCGAGGTATCGCTTTGATCTTGTAGCCGTCCGGCCTGGTTTGGCCAGCGGGCAGCTGACAGACGTTCAAATCAGGAGCAACTCGTTTGCTCGAACGTTTGTCCGAAAAGCGAATCTCGTTCTCTCCTCGAACCGGTTCCAATCGATGGCGGAGCACCAATGTGCCATTGCGCTCTTCGCACGCCAAAGGATTGAAAGGAGTGGGAACATCGGCGGTTACTACCGTCTCCAACCCTGTACGGGGATGTTCTCGAAGCACTTGGCCTTCAAAGGACTTGTAAATCTGATGCGAGCGGCCTGCCAATAATTTCTGAAATTCGGTGAAATACACCTGATCTTGGCAGCACAGCGGCAGGCGGAGACCACATCCACCCAGCTCCGTGGGAGCGACGAGACTGTAACGTCCGTCCTGGGTGTGGATCGCTATTGATTTCTTCCAGTAATGCTTGATCCGACTGAACGCGCGAGCAGGATTGTTCGCGTTGTCAAGGATCCACTGGAGCTTGGGAATCAATGGCCTCTCTGCCGTTTCCGCTCGCAGGGGCACCGTTTCTGGTCCATCCGATTCCTGAAGGAGCAGGCCGCAATTCAAAAACGGCAACTTCCTGAAGGTACTGTCTCCCTTGTGGAGCCAGGATTCGGAATTGACGGTGATGAAATTCGGGCTAATATAGTTCTTACCCGGCGAGAGAGTGAAGCCAGCTCTGCTGACCCACTTCTGCCAAATGGCATAGAACTCCGTATTGGCCTTGAACAATATGTCATCACCGTTGACCAGACACGGGAGCTCCTCTTTCCTAAATGTTCTGCCTGCATACTCTTCAAGAGCACACCAATATGCAGCCAAGTTGACCGCACAGAGAACAGGGAAAGAGAGCACCGAGCCCATCAGTTGGCCGTTCTGCATCGTGAACGGTTCCAGTCCATCACTGGCGAGGCGGTCTGGGTACGAAATTTCGTGACAGCCCAGGACCTTCGAACAGACCTCCTTCTCTTCATCAGTGGCACCAAACGCTTGGAGCATGGAGCTCAAACAAGCCTGATTAATGCCCAGAGAGAGGCCGTCGGTCGCTGCGGAGTAATCTCCGGAGACCCACTCGCCGAAATCAAGTCCAAGAGATCGTGTACTGCGCTCTAACCCGTACAACATGGAAGCATCAACAGGACAGTTGGTGAGCTTGAGCGCAGGGATATCTTGCAAAGCCTTCCAAGAGGCCTTCTGGAATGTTTGGGTAACAAAGTATGGAACAGCTTCCCCTTTCGTGATCACACGGCACTTGAGCGGCTCTAAACAGAGCTCAACTTGTGCTTTCAGATCACGGCCGCGGCAATGTTTAACCGCAGCGGTAAGGAACTGTCCGTAGGAGGCGATTGGATAACCATGCCTCTCCACGACTTTGCCCTTTAATTCATACATGTCCAGAAGACAAGGTATCCGTGGGACGGGGACGGCGCCTCGGCCATTAGCCGGCGCAGCGTCATCTTCGCCACACAAATCGCGGTTGCAGCGGCTAACTTCGCCGACTCTGCCACCCTCCGATCTCTTAGCCTCGATAGAGGCGTGATTCGAAGCATTGA